TTTGTTTGTTTTTGGATTAAAAATATAATCTTTTGAGACTTGTAGCGTGGATTCGTTAGAAATAGCCATGTGGGTATTTACCAGTTTAACCGACCACTATAGCAGTTTCAAGACAATTCTAGAAGATTCCCGGTGCTCTTATATCTTTTCCAGGGGTAAGTCCTCTGGTGTCCATACCGTAATGCATTTTTAACATATCAAATATTTCATTAATATTCTTTTCATTAACATCTGCAATAGTTAAATTCTCCGTAGGTTTTCCATGTAACAAACAATTAAGAATAATCCTTATCCAATATAATCTTTTACCGTTGTCTAATTTTTCATCACCTTTAGATTTCTTATTAAACATTTTAATTTTATCTAAAATATTCTTTCCTTTAATATCATCTTGTTCGGTCCATTTAGAAGAAAAGCCTTCAAATTTATCCATTACATATTCAACGAAAGCAATAACTGGTTTCCATTGTTTTGTTGCTTCATAGAAATCAGGAATCTTTTCAAAAGGAATACGATCATCTCCTACTTTTAAGGAAAATTGATGAACATCTTTTGAATCAGTATTAAAATATAATGCTCTTACTGCTAATTTTGCTAATTCAATTTCTTCAGGAGAAACGAGTCTTTCTTCCATATCAGTAATAGGTTCCTCTTCTTCAGGATTTTCTTCATCAGCAGATTGGCTTCCCTGCTCGCCTTCATTGGGAGCAGGGGCTTGTCCCATACTATTTGCTCCAGGAGGAGAAGGGGGTTGTTCTGCTTCTGTTAATAATCTTTGATATTCTGCAAGAAATTTTTTCATTTTATTAATCCTATTTATAATTAACCGTTCATTGGTTGAGTCAAATGAGCAATAAACCGACTAAACTTATCAGGATTACCTGCTAATATTTTTGCTTGTTGATTAAACATTTGAGGATTCTTCTGTTGCATTGCTACCAAATTATTAAATTCATTAGTTTCGTCTTCTTGTGGATTACCAGTATTTTGCGTATTTTGATTAGGATTCATTCCTGTATTAGCAGTTTGATTGGAATTAGTAGTTACGGGAGCATTAGTGTTAGAAGAAGCAGGATTTGTACTAGGACTTCCTGTTGTATTTGCTGGATTAGGGCTATTTTGCATTTGCGCTGGATTTGACGCATTTGGAGTGGTTGTGCCTGATTGGTTAGCCATTCCGCCTTTGCCTTGGTTTAACTCAAGAATAAGGGCATCTGTGCGGCGTTTCTCTTCTTGAAGGATTTTTTCTATTGTTTCGTTAAAATAACTCATGATGCTAATATTTATGATGAAAAAGTTAAAATAGTTGTTGACAATGAGGTTTTACTTGTTTAAATTGTCTATGCATACATTCATAAACTCAACTCTAGAACAAGCTTTTAGGGATTTGCAGTCTGGATTAAGGAAAACGTTCTAAGTGTTAATTGGTTGACTTACGTATGCAGAACGGTTTCCCTGATGAAAGTAACAAGTGGCATATTTTGCTTCTGGTTCTGATTCAGTTTTAACAATGGTTACTACTCTTTTATAATTAATAAAAATTATCCAAAGGGTAGGGATTTCCATTGTTAAAACTGAATCAGAAAACAGTCGCAACCAAACCTTGAAACAAAGTGCAACTAATATATTAGAATAATGTACTATAATTATTAGCTTTGTTTATAAATAATTTGATCACTTATGCCTAATAAATTTGACCTTTTTATTGAAAAATTATTATTAATTCCAAGGGATTTAAAAGCAATTGAAAATAAATATGCACAATATTTGGATATTACGATGTTTTATCGTAATGATTATGAGGCAATTGAATTAGTCTCTCTACGAGCAAAGAAAGATGCGCCCAAAGGAACAGGAACAAATTTTATGAATGAATTGGTTAATTGGGCGGATGAAAATAAAAAAACTATTATTTTACAAACTGCTCAAAAGGGAGACTTTGATACAAGTAAGGAGTTTAAATCAACATCATCAGGAAACAGATTAAAGAAATTTTATGGAAGATTCGGATTTAAATTGAAACCAAATTCTTTATCGTATCTGGACGGGAATATGGTAAGATTACCCAAATAAACTATTGAAATAAGTTGACTAAAGTGGTATGTTGTCTGTATATGATAACAATTTTTACAGATGGGGGATGTGATATTAATCGAAGAGGAGCCAATAATATTGGTGGATATGCTTATGCCATTATTAATGAATCTGGAATTAAAATGAGAGAATCTGTTAAGAAAGTAAACAACACTACAAATAATGAAATGGAATTATTAGGTGTTATTTCTGCCTTACAATCGCTCGCTGATAAAAATGAAGAAATTTTAATTAGGTGTGATAGTAATTATGTGGTAAATGCAATTAATCTAAATTGGATTAATAAATGGGTGACTAAGAATTTTACTAGGAAAAATGGTACCGAAGATATTCCTAATGCTAAACATTGGAGAGTATTATGGGAACTATTACAAAAATTTCCAAATGTAAAATTCAAGTGGATTAAAGCACACCAAAATAACAATAGTTGGAACGATTATGTGGATAAATTAGTTCAATCTGTTTATCAAAAGAATTTTACCGTTATTAATTCCTAATATGAAAAATAAAGAATATAAATTTCGTGTATGGGATAAAGTAATGAAACGATATTGGGCAGAAGATTGTCTTTTATTGCAAATGGATGGAAAGAAAATTCAATCCCATGATTGGGGAACTCTTAATACTGATCTTCCTAATGAAAATTTAGTCATTTGTCAATATTTGAATCATCGAGACATATATGAAAGAGATTTATATGAAAATGATATTGTTAAAATTTCTAATGGATCATATCATGTAATAGATTTTTATAGTGTACTATTGATGCACAAAGCAGAAAAAGTAGGTAATATATTTGATACACCAGAATTTGTAAATCATGAATGAATTTAAATATAATGGAGGAGAATTGGAATATCGTCCTAAAACAAAAACTTGGATTCATTCAGGAACAGATGGCGGAGGTCATGGTGCATGGGGACAAGAATTTAAAGATTCATGGGATTTAATTAAAGATATTGATAAAACTATCAAAGATTATGAAGAAAGATATATAGAAAATATGAAACATTTAAAAGAATTACGAGAATCTATAAAAACTATTTCATATGAAAATGGTGAATATCCTAAAAAAAATAATTTCAAATATTGAATCATGATTTTACTATTCGGCGCAACAGGCTATGTCGGTCAAAAATATCAAGAATATTTTAAATTTAAAAATATTCCTTATAAAACAGAATCCATTCGATATGAAAATTTTCTAAAAGGCGAAATTCTCGATTTAATCTCTAAAAATAATCCATCATTTGTTATTAATTGTACAGGTTATACAGGAATCCCTAATGTCGATGCATGTGAAGATAATAAACATATTTGTTTGGATGCAAACACTTATCTTCCTCATAATCTTGCATGGGCTTGTAAAACCCTCGGAATTGGATTCGGTCATGTCTCTTCTGGTTGTATCTATTCTGGTGATAAAAACTATAATGAAGAAGATATTCCTAATTTTGATAAATCTTGGTATTCTTCAACTAAAATAAGAGGAGAAAAACGTATCAAATTATTTTATTCAGATAATTCTTATATTTGGAGACTTCGTATTCCTTTCGATTATATTGATCATCCAAAAAACTTTATCTCTAAAATAATCAAATTTGATAAATTAACCAATCAATATAATTCCATTTCAAATATTAATGATTTTGTTAGGGCAACAACCGAATGTTATCTTAATAAACACCCCTACGGGGTATATAATGTAACTAATCCTGGTAAAGTTAGAGCACAAGATATTGCTAAACTTTTAAAAGAAAAAGGAATAGTTCCTAAAAATAGGAAATGGGAAATTTTAGAGGATATTAATGAAATTAAAAAGATTGAAAAAGTACCTCGGTCAAATTGTACTCTTGATTCTTCAAAAATAATTAATCTTGGTATCCCTTTACCTGACATCTATGAGTCTTTAAATAAAACATTAGACTCATGGAACAAAAGCGATACAATGTACTGGTAACAGGTGGATGTGGATTTATTGGATGGAATTTCCTTAAACTTCTCTTCAAAGAAGAACCCATTAAATTCAATAAAGTTGTTAATTTAGATATTCTGAATTATGCAGCAACTAATCCTTCTCATGAACCATGGTACGATGAAAGATATGAATTTGTTCGAGGCAACATTACAACTGATGTTGTTTATAAAATCTTAAGCAAATATAAAATTGATTTAATTGTTCATTTTGCTGCCCAAACACACGTTTGTAATTCTATTGAAGGACCAAAACCTTTCATAGAGTCTAATATCATGGGAACATATAATATCTTAGAAGAAGCAAGATATTATTGGAATGAATCAGGAATTGAAGGGAAAATGATTGCAACGTCCACGGACGAAGTGATGGGGTCAGTTGAAGATCAAGGAGGAAAAGCATTTACAGAGGAAACTCCTTATCATCCCAATAATCCTTATTCTGCATCAAAAGCAGCAGCAGATCATATCGCCAAAGCATATTATAATACCTATAATTTCCCTGTTATTGTAACTAATTGTTCCAATAATTATGGATTGGGGCAACATACAGAGAAGTTGATTCCAAGGATTATTGATTGTTGCATTAATTGGCACGAAATACCGCTTCATGGCGATGGTTCGCACCAAAGGGATTGGATTCATGTTACGGATCATTGTAGAGGCATTATAAGAGCAATACAAGCCGGTAAGAATGGAGACTCTTATCTATTTGGAACAAATAAGAACGTAACTAATCTAAACATCTGTGATATTATTTGTGATTATTTCGATAAAACTCACCCTAAAGAAAAAAGTTATCATACCTTGAAGACCTTTGTTAAAGATCGTCCCGGTTATGATAAAACATATTTGATTGATTATAGTAAATCTAAGAGGGAATTAGGATGGGAACCATTGATTAAAATTGAAGATGGATTAGTGGATACTGTAAAAGATTATATTAATAAATTGATCCCAAGTGTTCATTAATGTATAGTTGAGTATGGATATTGTCTTAACAGAGGACCAACAAAAAGCATACGATAATATTATTAATTTTATTGAGAGGGGTAGTAATGAAATGGCATTGCTTGCTGGCCAAGCTGGAAGTGGTAAGTCTACTTTGTGCTCGTTAATTGTTGATTATATGGTTAATCATGGCCTATTCGGCAAAATTGCTCTAACGGCAACTACGAATAAGGCGGTCAAAGTTGCCAAAGCAATGTGTAAAGACGAAAATAAAGATAGAATTGATTTCTCTTCTTTACATTCTCTTTTAGGTCTTAAACATTTAATTACTAAAGATGGTAAAGAAATTTATAAGAAAGATGCTAAATCTCCCTGTAAGTTGTCCTTTTATGATTTGATTATTGTCGATGAAGCATCAATGGTTTCCGATGAATTATTTCATGAAATCGAAAAGCAGAATTTTAGAGGCACCAAGGTTCTATTTGTAGGAGATGCTAATCAGATTAATCCGGTTAATCACACACATGCAATTCCTATGCTTGAAGAAAAAAGAGCATTATACAATATTTCACATTTTCAATTGACTCAGATTGTTCGTCAAGCAGCAGGAAATCCTATTATCAAATGTTCACAAAGTATTTTAACTGATAAATTTAATTTCATTCCTGGACAGAAAGAATTAGTTGATAAAACTGGAGTAGTGATGCTTAATGGAGATAAGCAAATTCTTAATACATTACTGAGGCATTATTTTTGTTCGGAAGCATTTGATAAGGATGCTAATCATGCCAAAGTTATTGCCTGGACCAATGCAACGGTTGATATGTTCAATTCCATCATTAGGAATATGAAATATGGAAAATGTAATAAGATTGTATTAGGAGAGAAATTGATTGCAGATAAACCCATTAAAGATGTTGCTAATCATAATGAAGATGAAATTATTTTCAATACTAATGAAGATTTAGTTGTATTGGAGATTAATGAGCAGACTAAAGTATTACCAGAAGGAACTTTCCAATATTATAATTGTTTAGTAAGAGGAGACGAAGATCAAGAATTTTGGATTCATATTTTACATGAGAAGTCGGAGAGATTATATAATATTACTTTACAGGGATTATCAAATAATGCAATAAAAGAAGTTGATATAAAGAAAAAAATCAATAAATGGAAAGTGTATTATAGATTCATTGAGCAGTTTTCTGCGGTGAATTTTAACTACGCAATAACTGCCCATTGCAGCCAAGGCAGCACATATGAAAATTCTTTTATTGTTTATAATGATATTATGCGGAATAATAGACCAGATGAACGTAAGAGAATCCTTTATACTGCTGTAACTCGACCCAAGAAACTTCTTTATATTTTATGATTAATCAACCATCTTCATCCAATCAAACTTTAAGCGAATTTATTCGTTATGTTCTTTTCAAATCTAATAAGAAATGTCAAGGATGTGATTTAATTTGTTTTGAAGATGAACAACTTTGTCCTGAATGTCATGGTTATATGTTTATTCCTTACACGGAACACTTGAAGAATTATTCTCCCGAAGCAATTCAGGAAATTCCTGTAGATAATACGGAAATCCTTGAATCTCAGTTGTATTGATGTTAATATATAGAAATGTTAAAAAGTTTTAAAATATATTACATTGGATTTTACCAATATGATGATACAAAGACGTGGAATAGTACCCGTTTAAATGAGGACAAGGAAGAATTAGAGAAATATTTGTATAATTTAGAATATATCAATAAATCTTCGATTAATATTAAAGAAATAGAGTTACCAGAGAAAGTATGAAATATAATAGTTTAAATGAGGCAAGTAATATTCGCTTAGAATTACTTAAAACCCTAAAATATAGCTCAATTGAGCATCATTCTGTAGTGGAATTGATTGACGATACTGATTTACTTTATGATTATATTCAGAATGGTAAATTTGAGGCAAAGAAATGTTCTTATCCAGAGAAGGATTTACCTTTTTGTGATTACTTGGATAAAGAGTATGAGGATTATAAAGATGAAGTAGTTTCTGAGAAAGATGCTGCTTGTGAGTTAGTCGATATTGATCCTTGGAATACCGAAGAGTTTTTTAAATTATGTAATAGTTTCAAAAATGATTTGAATGTTTTCCAGTGTAGTACCGCATCAACAGATTTTTCTAAAGAGGAAAATCGTAAGAATTTTTATGAAGGAATTTTTGCGAAAGATACTGACGTGGATCAAATTAAGGAACATTTAACTCCTACTCGACTAGTCAATTATGCTCATACTCCTACTAATGAAGAAATTGAAGAGAAATTTAAATCAATTAAGTCTTTACCAGAAAAACCCTTTCAACTAGCCAGTATATATGAAAATATGTGCAAAGAGTATATTAAAAACAATACTCCTTTAACTAAAAAAGAAAGTTTTTTCGATCAATGGTCAAAAGAACGTGACGAAAAACTGGCCAAAGAAAAAGAAAAAGACAGACGGAATCTGGAATTACGCGAAATAGCCGCCTCTTTCACATTTAAAGAAGATTTTTAATTTAAAATATGCAATTCAACGAACAAAAACTACGAACCGACCTAAAGAAATCCCTTGGATTTGAAACCGTCCCCGACGATGAACTTCAAAATCATCAAATTATTCTAAACTCTCCAACAGGAGGATGTACTGAACTATCCCTATCCGTCAAAGATTACATTGATACCGAAGTCCGCATCACTAGAGATGCCTATGAACAATTAGACCTTGATCTTGCTAATACCGACATCCCTGAACTAACCACTTCAACAGAAAACTTCATTGTTGGTGATACTGCTTCCTCCAATTTAGGTGTAGATAATATTAAATATTTTGATATTTCTTTTCAGAGTTTCAATATGAAAACACAGGAAAACGAAACAAAGAATTATACTGTTGCTCTTAGTTTTAATCCTAATGATCCTAGATCGGTTCAACAATTTGTCGATCAAAGTAATCAAATTAAAAGTCACTTTACTTTTGTTAAAGAGAAGAGTAGATTTCTTCTATTAGGAATTGAAACTATTATTTCATATTATCAATATGTTAATTTGGTGAGTAATCTAGTTAATCCTAATCCTCCTTCTATTGAAGATGTATCAGGTATGATTGCAGATAAAATGTCAATGATCTTCGGCGGTGCAGAAGATTTGGATGCAATCAAGAAACAATTTGGATTTTAAATAAATGATTAAAAGTATTAAATTTCTAAACGGCTTTCCGACCAATTTCCCTCATATTAAAGATAAAACTTTTACGTTTGGGCCAGCATTGAACGTACTTTTTGGTGAGAACGGAAGCTCGAAGAGCACCGCCTTGAAAACTATGGCCGCATACTGCGGTGTTCAAAAAGGGGGATGGTCTGCTATTTCTGATCCAATGAAATTGGCATCTCGATATGTGAATCATTTTCCTTATGTATATAAGGCATATACTCCTGCCAATATTGATGCTCAAGTAGTATGGGATGGAACTCCTACATTCTATAATGATTCAGAAATGCTTAATAAGAACAACTTTACATGGTTCTTTGATAATTCTGTCTTATCAGAAGATGGTATTACCACAGGAGCAGAACAACTAGATGTAATGGCAGCAAAACCATCTAGCGGACAATATCGTATTCATAAAATCAACAAGATTATGCAAGTGATTCAAAATCCACCTAATCTTGCTGCTATTCCCCAAGATATTGCTGATAAACAAGCCGCTCTTGCAGAAGTGCAATATATTCAAAGCCTTCCTCGTAATGGAAAGATTACCTTACTATTCGATGAACCTGAAAAAGCCCTTGCTCTTCCTAAACAGTTTGAATTGTTTAAAACTTTATTAACATTGTCTGAACATTTTCAAGTTATCATTGCAACACATTCTCCTTTCGTATTGTTCTTTGAAGGAGCAAATATCATTGATATGAATCCCGGTTATGCTAACTTATGTCGTAAACTAATTCATGATCAAGTGAATGGTAAGAAAAAGAAGTAATAATCTATGACAAAAGAAACCTATATTGGTAAAGCTATCAAAGATATGTTTCTAAATGGTGTTACTGTTTCCTTTATCAAAAGGACTAATGATAGTAAACATACTTATAGTTGTTTTGATCCTTCTTTGAGTAATTTCCCTAAGTTCATTCTTCGTTATTTCTCCGATGACTTTGTAAATTTCTTTCATTATTTTATTCATGAATATTGTCATTTCAAACAATGGCAAGAACAGACGGATATATGGAACAAAGGTATCAAAAGTCAAGCATTACTTAATGAATATATGGATTTTTATTCTGATGATTTTGATACAAAGCAATTATTAGATATTCAATTATTGGAATTGGATTGTGAACAAAGGGTTTTACAAGAGATTAAGACACATCATTTACCTGTTAAGGTGAATCAATATGTGAAAGAATCTAATTCATATATCTATTCATATAATGTAATGAGGGAACGACGGAACTTTAATGATCATGTGGATTATCGTGATCCACGATTGTTAAAATTTATGCCTTCTAAATTATTGACAAAGGCTAATGTTCAGAAACGTATTCCTAAATATGATGAAATTTATTTATCGGTGATAAGATAAATAAAAATATGCCATATGTTCGCAAGGGAAATTGTGTTTATTTAAAGAAGACTGGAAAGAAAGTCGGATGTTCATCTTCTGTTGAGAAGGCAAAGAAGTATATTCAAGCATTACATGCTAATGTTCATGAAAGTTTTGATTCATTTGTGAATTATATTCTTGAATCCACTGCTCTTGGATTAGTTGGATTTACCAATAATGAAGGAACTGCTTATGCATATGTGTATGATCCAAAAGTAGGTCATGCAGCATTAGTATCTCGCCAAGTTAATATACTTGGTGATAGGTCTGTTGTACCAAGATCATTCAACAATCTAGTAAATGATCCGACTGAAATCCAATGGCGTTATGTGTTCTCTAATAGAACAGTATATATCTGGCAAGAAGATCAACCAAAGAGCAACATAACTAAACAACATTTAATGGCATTTTTTTCTCAAAAGAAATGGAATGTATTATCAGTAAAATATTTAGATAACTCTGATAGTACCCTCGATGGGGATAAGAATTTCAATGATTCTCATTTCAGAAGTTAACAACACTTTCTTGTCATATCATTAAAGATATGCTTCAGATTAACTTCTGAAAGAAATTTCTTAAACTCTTTCATATCGGATTTAATATTATTAAGTAAGAGAATCTCGTCCTGAATACATCCATCCAATTTATCATAGTTATCCATAGATGGGACAAAAGAAAGTTTATTATTTTTCACAATGAAAACTTTTCCTGTTAAACTTCTCACTTTCCGAGTAATTTTATTAAAGAAAGTGTTAAACTTTTCATAGTCAATATATTGAAAGATTTCCAAATCAGCAGAAAGGCTATCAGTGTGGTAGAATAATAAACCCCTTTTATCTAAGAGTTTATTAATATTGGTGAGATAAAGATAAATAAGGATTTTCTTACAATCAGGAGTGAACTTGCCTAATAGTTGACAAGATTCAAGTAGATTAATATATTCTATTTGCCATGATTTGAAAAATTCTTCAAGAAGCATGAAATGGTATTGCATACATCAATATATCATAGAAGATGTTTATATTCTTCCTCTAGTTTTGTGGGAACCTTGCCTATCCTAACGTTCAAAATGGCATTGTAATACGTATCTTTAAGAATAGCATTTTCTTGAATTTGAAACCAAAGTTCTTCATATTTTAATTGCCATTGACATGTACACATCTTTAAAACTTCTCTTTTGAAGTTTTCTTTTCCATACTTTTCAATATCTTTTAGAAGTTCATTAGAAGAACCATAATAAGTTTCATAATCGGATTTCTTGATTACTGTTCTCTTACGTTTCGATCCTTTAAGAGGAGGAAGTTTTCTTTTTGATTGGAGTTTCTTGCAACCTAGATAATACTTCCTTTCACCTTCTAAGGCATTTAACCTTGTAATTTTATAAACAAAGCCGTACCAATTTTCTAATTCTTCTTCTGGCGGTAAATTTTCCCATGACATGAGAAATATTTAATTATTATTAACGAGATTTCTTTTTCTTCTTAAACTTAATACGACGTTGCATAGGACCAAGAACAGTAGGATTCCTTGGATCAGAAGTATCATATACCCCATCATTACCTAATACTGATGCAACACCCATTCCGCCATCACACTCTGACAGAATTTTCTTTACGAAATCGTTAAATTTTTTCATGATTATCAAATATTTACTAGAAATACGATATTCTATCCTTTATAGTATTTGAAATGGAAATTAAGACCAATGAATTGACCGAGAAGTATGCTAAGGAACTTGAGATTGATACCCAAGTGGATGCAACTAATCTCTTAGAAAAACAATACAGTGCCCCTAATATGCGCCACAAATGGCTTTACAGACGCACACAAGCAAAACAGCACATGTTACGCTTATATGATGCTAAAGAGGCTCTATTACAGCAAAAAATGCAAGGAAATGCATTACCTGTTAGCGTTCCTGCCTTAAAGAAAAAAGCAGAAGGAGATGTAGATATTCGTCAAATCAATCGTCAAATTCAAGATCAAGAAATTCTGGTAGAATACTTAGACGATGCGGTTAAACAACTTAACCAGATAGGTTTTGACTTTAGAAATTTAGTTGAGATGATGAAGATGGAAACATTATAAGATGACGAAAGAAGTTATTGATATTTCCTTTAAAAACAACAGCGGAGTTCTAAAATGTTCTCCTCATATTTTTAAATTAATTCGAGAAAAGTTTTCTGTTGTTAATCCTTCTTATATGGCAAGAAGATTCTCTCCAAGGAAATATATTATAACACCTTCTGGTGTTTTTCCCATTGGTCTTTGGGAAGAAATGGATAATTTTATTTCATCTCTACAAATTCCAGTACAGGTAAACGTTTCCGATGAATTTAAAAAAGTATTCTCGCCTACTTTTTCTAATTATAAATTAGAAAATATTGAAGGATTTACTTATTATGATCATCAGAAAGACACTATTAAAGAATTTTTAAAGAATGGCAGAGGCATTGGTTTGCTCTCGGTATCTTCGGGAAAATCGCTTCTGGCAGCAGGATTAATCAAAACCATTTTGAAATACAATCCAACCTTTCGTTGTCTCATTATCGTTCCAAATGTAGGACTTGTCAATCAACTTTTTAACTCTTTTCATAATGAGTTTAACCTTCCTATTATTTCTAGGTGGGGAGATGGTTTTGAACCTGATTGGAATTCCCCTGTCATTGTTGCCAATAGTCAAATTCTAATCTCTGACATCCCTTACACTGTTTCTAAAGTTAAAGACTTTGATATGGTTATTGTCGATGAAGTTCACACTTTAGGAGAAAAGAAAAATAAAATTAACAAAGTAGTTCATAATATGAACACTTCTCACCGTTTTGGTCTTACTGGAACATTACCTAATGGTTATCTAGCAATCTGGAATGTTATTGGTAAAATTGGACCCATTGTTTACGAATTCTCTTCTTATGAAGCTCGTAAAAAAGGCGTTGCTTCTGAAGTAGAAATTAAAGTCGTCCTTTGTAAACATCTTTCTTCTCCCGATAAACCTACCAAAGAAGAAGCATTTCTCCCTACGGCAAAATATATCAAAGAACAACAATTCATCTATTCTCATTCAGGAAGAAATGAAGTCATTCTTAAATTAGCAAATAAATTACAAGGAAATATTCTTATTCTAGTCGATGTAATCGATCATGGAGAAAGATTATTGAAACTTATTTCTGAAAATACTAAGAAGAAGGTTTATTTCATTCAAGGATCAATGGATACAGAAGACCGTATTGCCATTACTGAATTAATGGAAACTACTGATGATGTAGTTGTTGTAGGTATGTCCAAGATATTTTCCACTGGTATTTCTATCAAGAATCTTCCTTATGTAATCTTTGTATGTATTGGGAAAAGCGGTGTTCAGATTGCTCAATCTATTGGGCGTTCCATGCGCTTACATGAGAATAAATCCAAAGCAATTATCTATGATATTGCAGATAATACTGAATATTCCTTAGATCATCTTAAACAAAGATTACAAATTTATAGTAAGGAAAAGCTTCCTTTTAAAATAACAAAGATAACAATTTAAACCATGGCAAAAATCAACCTCGACTTAGACGATGAAATTGAACTAGATAATATTGAAGATATTGAACCAGTAATTATTGCTGCATATCTTGAAAATGATGATATTCCTATTGTAAAGAAAAAAAGAGAAAAGAAGAAAGAAACCGACATTTATGTTAAACCAGAAGAAATGTGGGAAGAGATTCGTAACTATTATCTGGCATTAGGAGATAATTATGATTGGAAGATTCAAAAGATAGTTGATAAAACGAAAGATTATCCTGCTTTTCCTTATAAACTTGCAACAATGATCAATGATATTGCAGATAGAATGGCATATCTTCCTAACTTTGTAAGATATTCATGGAAAGCAGAAATGATTGGCGATGCAATTCTTAAAATGGTTAAAGCGGTACGAGATTGTTCATTTAAAGGATATTCTACTGATAAGATTATTAAGAAAGATGAAAGTAATGGGATTCAATATTTTTATCATTTCGATAGAAGGCAGAAGATTCGTAAAAAGAAGATTCAGGAAGGAGCAGTATTTGAAATGAGAGCAGATGGAGAGTATATTACCTATAAGAGTGATGCATTTAATTACTTTACAGGAATTAGTGCCAATTCATTCATTAACCGTATCAAAAAAGAGAACTTAGCAAAACAAACTATTGATGCATATCAAGAAGAAGTATGGGAAGCAACATTATCAACAGAGAATTATACCAATGTGAGACGACCCAAAGTATTTTCTGATTCCGATCATGATGAGGTTGTTTACGAGAATTAACTAATGAAGTACCTAATTGTAGGAGATATACACGCCGGAAAGAAAACCCGTAACAGTCGTAACGGGGAAACTTTTCATAAAGTTTTAATCGATTATGCTCATTGGGTTAAAGATGTTGCCAATGAGCATGATATTAAGCGAATCGTACAGATGGGTGACGTTTTTGATAATAGAAATGCTATTTCTCTAGAGACATTAGAATGTGTTACCACCTTCTTTAATATTCTTGAAGAATTTCATATAGATATTACCTGCGGCAATCATGATGCATTATTGAATGATAATGCATCTATTAATTCCTTATCTCCTTTTAAAAAACACCCAAATATTACTGTTCATGATAAGGTAACTATTCAAGATGATACAGTATTTGCTGGATGGGGAGTCAAGTTAGATGATTTTCCCCCTTGTAAAATCTTTTTTGGACATATTGACACCATTGGATTTGAATTACAGAAGAATCGTATTGCTACTCATGGCTTTAAAGCTTCCGATCTAATGGATAAGGTATCAGGAGCAGTCTTTACAGGTCATTACCATCTTCCCCAAGTAAGACATTATTCAGGTAAGCCCTTATGTTACACTGGAAGTGCATTTAGTCTTGATTGGAACGATGAAGGAAGCACCAAATATGTATATATTCTTGATACTGATACCTTAGAAGTAGAGAAAATAGAGAATATTGTTTCTCCTCGATTTTATCATATTAATAATGAATCTCAATTAGGTTTAGTTCCTGGTAATTTTGTTTCTATTGATTATGTGATGGGAGAAGTTGGAGAAAAATGGAAGAGTAAAGTGTTAGCAATGAATCCCCTAGAGTTAAGAACTAATACTATTAGGGAAAAAGTGCAACAAATAGATAACAATGAAATTAAGGAATTTAAGGTTGTTGATATTAAAGAGACCTTGGGTAATTGGCCGATGGAGAATTTGACTAATTTATCAGAAGATTTGAAGAAAAAAGTTGCGCAAAAGTGTCAAATGATGTATGATCGTTTATCATGAGTGCAGGTAGAAAGAGCAATTCAAATAAAAAAGATTGGAATACACCGCCAAAATATATTCAACCTATTACTGAATTTTTTGGAGGACATATTGGATTAGACCCTTGTTCCAATGAACATTCTCTCGTGAATGCCGAAAGAGAATTTATTTTTCCCGACAAAAATGGATTAGTAGAAGAATGGGATGCCGAAACTATTTTCATAAATCCACCTTATGGTAGAAGTGAAGGAACTTCTTTATTAGATTGGATTGATAAGGGAATTGATGCTAATGAAAAATATAGATCAGAGCTGATTTATCTTATTCCTGTTGCAACAAATACTAAACATTTTAAAGAATTAATTTTTAAGAAATTTAATGCGGTATGTTTTCTAGCAGATACCAGACTTAAATTTTATAATAAAGGAATAGAAGACCCCAAGGGAGCACCGATGGCATGTTGCCTATGTTATCTTGGTAGAAGAACTTGGGATTTCGAACAGAAATTTATGAAATACGGAAAGATTTTTACCTTATGAATAACTGTAAAGCATGTAATGGAACAGGATTACAATGGATGGGCGACTTTTCCATTGGAACAGAATATCAAGACACTTGTTATTTGTGTGAGGGTAGGAAAGTGGTAGCCACTCCTATACAAGTGCATCATGTTCGAGATGATTTAGCTCTTGCCCAATGGGTATGGGAGGATATGTATCCCGAACGAAGAAAATTCAATCAATTAGAACCTGAAACTCGTAAAGAATGGGAGAAATTCGTTAGAACAACTATTAACTTTTACGAAGTATCAAAGATTTTACCATATTTTGAAGCTCAATGCGAAACTTATCAAAAAGAAAACGGGTAAAATCTTATAAAGAATTGCCTAAATGGCAATATAGAGATTCCGATAACCATCGAACGGTAGACGAATTAGAACATTTCAAGAAATTGTCTTTGGAATCTATGGAAAGACGCTTTAATTTCTTGAAAAGGTTCCGTAAAGATGATAAACTATTGTTATCCAAATGTCAGAAATTAATCGATTTAAAGAAGAAACTGCCGTAGTCATTATTACATGCAATCGTTCAGATTTTTGTAAAAACCTCGTCAATTCCATTAACCGTGATGCTGTTGCCAAAATCTATATCATCAATGCAGGTCAAGCCTATGACAACTATCCTCCTGATGTAGAGGTTCTTCAAGCTAGACGCAAAGTTCCTGTCGGAATTGCAAAGAATATGGGAATGCGCAAAGCCTCCCAAGACGGTTTTAAATACATCTTCCTTGCCGAAGATGACATCGTTATCAAAGATAATAAAGTATTTGAAGAATATATTCTTACTGCTGCTGATAGCGGATTATGGGCAGCACAACTATCTTATGGATTACATGGCGGAATTAGTGGAGGAAACGTCAATGACGATGGAACCCCCAAGAAACGGGCAACAGTTAAATATACCAATAAAGAAGTGGATATTTATACCTTCTCTTTTCAAGCATTTACATTGATTAGAGCAGATATGATTGAAGATGTTGGATATTTTGATGAGAGATATTTAAATGCGGCAGAACATCTGGCTCAACATCAAAAGATTTTCCTTAATGAACGCGGAACTCCTTTACTTTATCATGCTGATGTGTTAAACTCATTCCTATATATCTCTGATCAAGATGCAAACCATGAAAAATCTGTCATTAGAAATGATCCTGAATTCAAATCTAATTTTAGCTATTCTTGGCAACTCTTTAAAGAAACCTTCGGTTACTTTCCTCAAGATGCCCCAAGATTCTCCCAAGATGATGTTCTTGCTGCCTTAATTGATATTGAAAAACGTTTTGCCAACAAACAACTATTATCCTAATGAGTCGAGCACATGTAACTGTTCCAGGATTTTCCTCCTCTGCAATAATCCCTTCAGGAGAAGCATTTGAATTAGAAAATTATTCCTTTCTAAATTCAGAAATCATTAATAAATTTTCTCGATTTGAGGAATATAAGTTTCCCCAAGAACTTCTTATTCACCGAGATTTATTTTATAGTGCAGAAAGCATCTATTTTATGATCTTTAAGAAAGTTGCTTCCACTGTTTGTTTCAAAGTCTCTAAAAAGAACTTAGATAAAGTATTAGAATATATTTTAGAGCAAAATTATGGAATCTTTACTTGTTCAAGTGATTCTCGTTATAATTCTAATGAAAACATAACATTTGTTAATTTAGGTAGCGAAGCAACTATTCAATTAAGCGTTTCTACTGAACGTTCTTATGATGCAGACGATAATAAAACTTTCACCGTAAATGTTTATTATAATATCAATAATGGATATAAAGATAATATTGTAGAATTTCGTAATACTTTTGAGGTTAAGAAAGATACCAATCATAATATTCACTTATTTGAGAAGAATGAATATGGAGAAATGGTTCTTCGCCCTTATACAATCACAGGATTCGATCTTGATATTGATGAAAATTATGATGATAAATTTAAGGGTGTTCATGAAAAGATTATAGATTGGGCACAAGATTTCTCTTTACAAAATAATAGAATTGCTCTTCTTCATGGAGAACCGGGTTCAGGTAAAACAAACTATATTAAGTATCTTCTTAATCAGTTACCCTCTGTAAGAAAGATTTATATTCCACCTTGTTATGTAGAAGCATTAAGTGATCCTGCCTTCCTTGGATTTATCAAACAATATTCAAATAGTTTACTTCTGATTGAAGATGCAGAGAAGGTGTTGATTTCTAGAGAACAAGATGAAACTAATTCTGCCATGAGTATTATTTTGAATTTATCTGATGGTATTATGGGTTCAGTATTAAATTTTAAGATTATTGCGACTTTTAATACTTCCGAAGATAAGATTGATGCTGCATTAAAACGCAGAGGAAGAATGTTCATCAAACATTTCTTTGAGAAGTTATCCAAAGAGAAAACTAAGGCATTATATCAGAAGCTATATGGTATTGATCCACCCCAAGAACGAATGGTCCTTGCTGATATTTATAATGCAGAAGATAATGGTAATATAGTTAAACCGGTAAGAAAGGTAGGATTTGGACATTAAAGATGAATGACAAAATTACCTTAATTATTACTACTTTTAATTCGGAAAACTATTTCGATACCTTGTGGAATAGTATTCCGTTTCATAAAGTAGATAAAATTATTGTAGTAAATGGAGGAAATCCTTACACCAAATCTTATAATCTACCAGATAATAAACTGATTTGGATTCAACATGAGAAGGTTAAGAATATTGCATCTGCTAGAAATGATGGATTAAGAATTGCTCAACAATTAGGTAATTTTCACATTTTCCTTGCCGAAGATGATTTAGTTTGTCTAGATGAAACTATTTTTGAGAAATATATTAATGCTGCAAAGATAACGGGAATAGAGTATTTTTCATTTGCTAGTTATGGATGGGAAAGTGGAACAGTTGGAGCAAGAACACCCAGACATAAAATTCGATATAATGATGATTTAATCATTTACTTCTATAAAAATATGACTAATGAGTTCACTTATAGGTCATTAAGAGTATTAGAAGATATTGGACTATATAATGAACAAATGAAGAGTTTGTTCGATGCAGAATGGGCATATAGATTCTCTACTTCTCGATATGGTTACGGGTTCTGGAATTTCGCTGACCATTTTTTAGGAGATTCTCTTATAAAGAATAATCCCGATG